TTTAAAGAAGAGCAGGAGGTTCAAATGGTTGAAAAAATAATAAATGCTTTCTGCTTTATATTCAAAACTATAGCTTGCATTATTGCGTTTGTTGTTTTTACTGCTGTTGTGATACTGTTCTTGCCGCTTGTGCTCATTGCAAAGCTCTTTGAATCTCGTCAACCAAGGAATACATTATGGCTGTAGAAAGATTCAGCAAGACAGGCTTAGCGCTCTTGATGCTGGCTATAGGCTTCTTTATTGGTTTAGCTATTGGCTTTATCGGAGCATATCATGGGTCTAATTACTGGTACAGTGAACTTCAGAAAGAGAATAAGCAACTTGAGGAAAAAATCAACCAGCTCGAGCAAGAGAAGCTCGAAGCGCTTGAAAGAGCTATTAGGATATACCAGCAAGACTTAGAAGATATCTGGCCGAAGGAGGAGCAATGAGAACAGCATGGAAAGTATTTTCTAAAGGAAGTGGTGAAAAATTATATAGTGCAACTGTTGTTAAAAAAGCATTAATTAGATACAAAAGGGGCAAAAAAAACTATGCACCGAAATGGCTGAGAGAAAAGGGTTACCATCCTTTAGTTTTCCGGCGAATGAAAGAATCACTCTTTTTTTCAAAGATTCTATGTGGAGTTGTTGTCGAAAAAGTCGAAGTAGGGAAAAAAGTTCCTCTCCCCTTGATATGCAGCTATCCTGACCTAGGGGATGGGGAGATTGTGCCTACTCATCTTGATCGCTGGCCTCAAGGTACAATGATGGTTGAATGGGTAAGGCCATTTGAGAAAAAAAATGAAGATACTAGTCATACTTAGTCTATTATTTTTCATAGCTTGGGTATGGCTCTGTATAGCCAAGATGGAGGATGATATGAGATTTAGAATCAGAAGAAATGGAAAGAGAGGTAAATAATGTTAAAAGCAAAACTCGATAGAAGGCATAAAACAGAAAAGATTAAACCAGCCGTTATGTTAATACCAGAAAATTCCGATGATTTGTTTATAGACGTGTCTCTCATGAATAACTGGCGAAAAGAACATCCGTTTAATGAAATGTGGTTATATGCTGGATTAGTTTTAGGTTTTGGCAAGAATGTTTTTGTTTTCGATAAACACTCTTGTGAATTTTTTTGAAAGGAGGTGAATCATGGGATTAGAAGCAATTGTTGCACTAGTCGTTGCTCTGACTCAGACAGTAAAGAGCTGGATTAAGAACTGGTTCAACATCTCAGACGAGAACTGGCGTGGCTGGTATTCAGTGCTGCTGTCATTTTTCGTTGCTCTTGGTGTAGCAATCTATGCAGCTCTGAAATCAGGTTATGGTATCAACTTTAATGTACTCTTGGTAGCAGTAGCAGCCTGGGCTCTAGCCAATGGTGCTAAGAAAGTACTGAACTCAGTCAGAAAGTCAGAGTAAGCAAACTTGGAAACAAGGGTATGGGGCGGGAAGAAGGAGTTTAAAATGAGAAAATGGCCTGATGATTTTGTCAATAAAATAATATATGGCGATTGTATGAAAGTAATGAAAGAGATATCCAAGAACTCTATTGATGCAATCGTTACTGATCCGCCGTATGGTTTGGAGTTTATGAATAGAGATTGGGATAAATTAAACAAGCATATTTCTCCATTACCCGAAGGAAAATATCCTAAAAATAGAAATCTTAGGGGAATGAGACAAGATGAATCAGATGGCTACCCGATGCAGCTCTGGCATATCAAGTGGCTAACTGAAGCTCATCGAGTCCTGAAGCCAGGCGGGTCAATGCTGGCTATGGGCGGCACAAGGACATTTCATAGACTTATGGTGGCTATGGAGGATGCGGGATTTATTATCAAGGACACCTTGATGTGGCTATATGGCTCGGGATTTCCTAAGGCACAGGATTTAACAAACATGCTTAAAAAGAGGGGCATAGAAACTGATAAATGGCAGGGCTTCAAAATCGGTGGCATCAAGCCAGCTTTTGAACCGATAATATGGGCTATTAAAAAACCAGAGGGAAGCTATATAGACAATGTCCTTAAATGGGGTGTTGGTGCTATAAATGTGGATGAGTGTAGGATTGGGATTGAATCTACAATTAGAAAAAATCATACAGATGGGATTTGGTCAAGTAAAAATCAGGAAAATACACATGGTTCTTCTCAAGGCCGTTTCCCCGCTAATGTCATCTTAGATGAAGAGGCTGGTAGATTGCTGGATGAGCAGAGTGGGGTGTTGAAAAGTGGAGACTTAACAGGGCAGCCAAGAGTAGAAAATAAGAATGTTTATGGAAAAGCTGGGACAACTATAGGAACTCCACGTTATTGGCAAGGTGATTCAGGCGGTGCTTCACGTTATTTCTATTGTGCTAAAGCATCTAGGTCTGAAAGAGGTAAAAATAATAAACATCCCACAGTAAAACCAATAAAACTTTTTGAGTGGCTAATAAAACTTGTAACCAGAGAAGAGCAAACAGTCCTTGACCCCTTTATTGGCTCTGGGACAACTGCAATAGCCGCTTATAGGGTTGGCCGTAAATATATCGGTATAGAAAGAGAAAAAGAATACATAAAGATAGCTGAAGAACGAGTTGCTCAGGGATTCTTATAGAAAGGGGAAATAATGGCGAAAATAAAATTTTACGTAATAAGCTGTTCAGCAATGGGTGACATTGATATCAGAAAGCTTTATGTTTGGGGGGAGTGGCGTCATAAAACCTGGCTGCCATTAACCGAGCACGAAGCTAGAAAGAGAATAAAGCTGTGCAAAAAAAAGCATAACTGTGAGACTTGCGATGCTGAAGTACACAAGGTAGTGATAGAGAGGAAGAAAAAGACGTTTAAGCATCTATAACAAAACTTGCTTGACAAATAGGGCATTAGCCTATTAACTTATTTACAGGCCAATGTTCTCTACCGAACCTACAGCAATAGAGAATCTCAGAAAAAAAGCTATCAAATATTTATGGCACTGGCTTGGTACGCCTTATTCATGGGGAGGCCAGGACTTCTCGTCGTTTGATTGCTCGGGACTGGCACATGAAGTGCTACAATCCGTTGGGCTTGAAGAGCATAACTTCGATTCAACCGCACATGACTTATATCTAAAGTTCATCGATTACAAAGTAGACAAACCGTACGCAGGCTGTCTTGTCTTTTGGTTTAGGGACGGTAGGGCTGTTCATGTAGAGATGCTTATTGATGATTATCTGGTTATCGGTGCGTCGGGTGGTGGCTCATCTGTTAAAACATTGAAGGATGCTATCAGGCAAAATGCTTTTGTGAAGATGCGTCCCCTCCATTACAGAGGCGAAAACTTCAAAATTATTGACCCATTTCTAAGTTTACTGAAATGAAAGATACGATTAAGTTTCTTTTAGAGCTGTTCAAACTGAGCAAAAAGCTTGTATCACTCTACAGAAAAGAGAAAAATGCAAGAAAGAGGAAGAAAATTAGGCAGGCTGTTGTCAAGCGTGATATTGACGCTTTGCGTCATCTCATTCTTAGCAAGTAGCTGTCATTACGAGCCGTCACTGTATCCTATGAGGGATGTGCTGTATCCTAGTGAAGACGTGAAAATCATAGCAATCACAGATGATGGCAACATCATAGTTAACAGTGCTTTCATGCTTTGGGTAGAAGACCTGAAGCAAGAGATAATCAGACTTAGAAGAGAGTTAGAGAAATGCAAAGAGGAGGACTAATAACATGGCGTATGAACCGACGACTTTCTACGGACTTATTGGTTTAGTTGTTATTAATTTATCAGCAATTATCAATTCAGCTCTAAAAGAGAGAAAGAGGAACAGAAGCCAAAAGAAAAATGGTGCATCTCTAGAAGAAGTCAAAGTGCTCACAAAAAACATTGATACAAAAGTCGATAACTTGAATATCAATATGGCGCAGCTTAGTACTGAGGTTAAGGGCATCAAGAACAACTGCCGTCAAACGACAAGAAGGTTTGAGAAAGGCATCAATGAGAACAGAAGGGACATTCTTGAAGTTGTGAAGGCGGCAAAAAAGTCATAAGGTAACTAAGAGGATGCTAAAACAGCCAGAGTTTAAAAAGGTGAAGTTTGGACAAATTAAACCGTGGGAAAAGAATCCCAGAAATATCAAGAAAGAGAGGCTGGAGAGGCTTGCGAAAAGCATCAAAGAGAAAGGCTTATTTCAAACTCTTACATGTTGGAAAGAAGGTTCTTTCTATATTACCGGCGGCGGCAATATGCGGTGGCAGGCGATGAAGCATATATTGAAGTGGCCGGATGATAGAGAAGTCTGGATAAGCATCAACTTTCCAGAGAACGAGAAAGAGAAGATTGAGCTCTCTCTGCTTGATAATATGAGGTTTGGCCAATACATTGAGCAGGAGCTGGCCGAACTGACTTACCCTTACATCGGTGAGATTGAGCTTGAAGAGTTTGATATAGACTTGAAAGAGCCGGTTAATCTCAAGAGCATTATTGAAGACTTCGGGCCCGACTTAGATGGCGAAGAAAAAGATAGCAGTGAAAACAATGAATACATAGTCTGTCCTAAGTGTGGATTCAAAGATTCTATAGAGGTAATATAAATGGCATTTAAAATATCCGATATGAAAGCTACAACCAGATTGAAAATGTGGGTTTTAGCTTTTTGGAATAGAAAGAGAGTAATAATTTACTTAATTCTAAAACCTAGGGTAAAAATATAGATATATAGCTATATACTAAGTAAGAGGGTAATAATGACTAACAATAAGCTAAATACAAACAAAGGTGGTAGACCATCGGTATTCAAAGAAGAGTACATAGAAGAAACCAGAAAGCTAGCAACTTTTGGTGTTAATGAAGAAGATATTGCATGGTTTTTTGGTGTTCATCTCAATACATTCAAGAACTGGAAGAAAAAGCATCCTCAGTTATTAGCTGCATTAAAAAAGGGCAAAGCAGACAGAAATGTCAGTCTAATGAAGGCAATGTTTACGAATGCCGTAAAAAGGCACAATGCATCAGTCCAGATATTCTTAGCCAAAAACTGGCTTGGAATGACAGACCGTCAAGAGCTGCTACATACTGGAGATGAGAAAAAGCCTGTCAGGTTGGTACTTGAAGACTACAAAAACAACAATAACAACAATGCAAACTCAAAGAGCTAAGTATAAAGAAGTCCACTTGCTTTCTCATCAAGCAGCAGCCTTGAGAAGTAAGAGTAGGTTTATTGGTTTGATAGGTGGTACTGGTGGTGGAAAGAGCTTCACTATACCATGGTGGCTGTTTGTTGAGATACAGAAGCATCCGAAGGATGAATACATTGTCGCAGCGCCCACCTATAAGTTGCTCACTAGGACAACCGTGCCGATAATCAGAGATGCATATAGAAATACAGATTTAGAGGGGGAATATAAACCAAGCTATAATGTTTACCTGCTACCGACTGGTGGCAAGATATGGTTTGGTACTGCTGATAGGCCAGAATCGCTAGAGGCTGGACAGTACAGAGCAGCATGTCTTGATGAAGCCGGCCAGATGAAATATATGGCCTGGGTTGCTATTCAGGCAAGACTTGGTATGAAAGAAGGCAGGGTGCTTCTCACAACGACACCATACGGCTTGAACTGGCTGTACCATGAGTTCTATTTACGCTGGAAGAAAGGCGACCCGAATTATGATGTGATAAATTTCAGCTCAATAGACAATCCGTATTATCCAGCAAGAGAGTTTGAAAGAGCAGCAAGAGACCTATCAGAGAGTCTGTTTGCTATGAGATACAAAGGGCAGTTCAGAAAGATGGAAGGGCTTGTTTATCCAGACTTCGACTCAAACAATATTGCTGAAGAAGAGTTCGAGATTCCTGAAGACTGGCTCAGACTTGGTGGCACCGACTTTGGCTTCAACAATCCTCATGCTAATCTGAAAGGTGCTCTATCCCCAGATGATGTACTCTATATCTATGATGAACTTTATGTCTCTCATACGCTGTTGAAAGACATTTCAAAGCACATGAAAGATATTACTTACTTCGGTGATCCAAGCGGCAAGAGAGAAATTGAAGAACTTGTAGATATGGGTGTTGATATTCACAGTGGCGACAACGACATACAGAAAGGCATCGAAGCTGTCAA